GGCGTCATCAGATGCAGCGCCAGCAAAAATGAAATGAGCACGCGCATTTCAGTGTCCTTCCATGATCTCGATGTGTTGCTTGCGATGCGCCAGGCTCTTGAGGTCCAGCGGGTTGATGTAGATGCGCCCGAAGTAGCGCGCGACCCTCCCCCTCCAGGTGTTCTTCTTGCTGTGCTTGTTGAGCGCCTCGGTGACGGTGTGCTCGGTGGGCACGCGAATCAGCAGCAGGGACATGACCGTGGCATTGAGCAGGTAGTCCAGCGGGTAGCCCATGCCGTAGAGGTGCACGGAGCCGAAGACCTTGAGCTCGGTGGGCAGCTGCATCTTCTGTCCGAAGAGCGCCTCGAACTCCTGCCGGTGGCCGTGCTCGATGATGAAGCCCAGCAGCATGAGGAAGCCGTAGAAGACCAGCGTGGCGCAGAACAGAGCCACCGCGGCGAGAAGCCACCAGTGCGGCCAATTCACCAGGGCCCAGACGGATGCCGCCGTGAGAAACGGCGCGCATACCAGCAGAGCGCCTTCCAGCAGGTCGAGCAGGAGTTCGATCATGGTCTTCACTGAACAGCCTCCACCGAGGCCCGCAGATCGCACAGCCTGCGGTAAAGCGGGTTGCCAGCGTAGGCCACCGGATGCGCTACAGCCACCTCCACACCAGCCTTGAGCGCGGCCACAGTGATCATCAGCTCGATGTCTCTCTGCAACTGCCACAGGTCGGTGTAGTTGTGTGGGCGCAGTAGCGCGGCGCGGCGCTCTTCTACTGTTGCCACAGGCGGCAGATCAGCAGGCTCCGGCGTGTTTGACTGCAGCCACTCCAGATAGGCGATGCGATCCAGATTGCGCGGGTCATCAGGTATCACAGCGCCGTCAGAAAGCCTGCGCACGCTGGTCGAACCGTGAATCAGCTTGTACATAGTCAAAGCTCCGCGCTGGCGGTGTATCCGTAGGACGTCCCACCATTGTTCGCGACACCAGTTGCGTAACCGGCGCTAACCCTGCGCGGATTGGCGTATGCGCTTGTTGGGACGACATTACCCGTCCAAGTAGTAGCGTTCAAAAAGTAGCTGATCCGCCCAGAATTGCCAGAATGGTCCCAAAAGGTGACTGTAGGCGCATATGCCATTTCGACATCAAAATCCTGACAGGCAGAACCAATCGCCGCCCCGCCGTTGCTAACGGTCTGGGTAACGTTGTCATTCGCCGACTGCGGCGTGTACGCCGTTCCCGGGGCCACATTATCTGCATAGGACTTGCGGAATCGGCGAAGGCAGAGCTTGCGCTCAAGCTCATAGGGCCGGCGCTCAAACGGAGTGGCCACTGCGCCGATCTCCAGCTGTGCGGAAGCAAGGTCCAGCGTCACGTTCTGGGCCACCGTTCCCTCGGTCCAGATGAAGACGATCAGGTTGTTGAAGCTGGAGCCTAGCGTTACCGTAACCTCGGAGCCATCGGTCAGCGTGTTTGCCGTCAGGGCCTGCTGCACCACACCAGAAACGGTGAGGTTTGAGCCGAGGAAGAAATTGCCAGGCGTGTACGCACCGCTGGTCCAGTCGTTGACCACATCGCTGGTCACCGTGTCCTCGGTCCCGGTCCACTCCAGCACCGCGATTCGCACATTGGCCGAGGAAGACAGACGTTTGCGCCCGAAGCGGAAGGTTACCTCCTTACCACGCAGATGTTTGCAGTCCTTACCCTCGATGATCTGCGCGTATCCCATACGTTGCGCAGCCACCTGCGACTGTGTTAGCCGCGCCATAAAAGGTGTGCCGTTTTCCACATCCGTCAGGGTAGAGACGGCGATAGTACCGGTCTGGGTCAGGACATACCAGCGATCGTGTGCGTAGGTGTCATCTGCATTGCTGGCCGCCTGCCGTTGATTGATCCTGTAGTCGCCGTTGATCAGCAGGTTGCGCAATCCAGCCATCTGTCCACTGTAAAAAGATGTGGTGCCGGCTGCAGATTGAATCGGGGTATTGCCACGAACTCCACCAGCCAAGTTGTTTGCTGATGTGGCCAAAGTTGAGGTTGCGGCGTTACCAGTAACTGATATTGGCCACGTACCGGTAGCCCCGGTCCCGTCTTTAAGCGGGGCATCGGTGATGCCATAGCCAGCAAGAGTGGTCGGCCTGCCGGTGATCTTTGACCATGCAAGCGACGTCAGCCAAGACGGATTTGCATAGGTGGAAGATGTTTTGACTGCGATGTCGTCGATGATCCCCTGTGACACACGGCAGTAGGCCATGATTCGCCAGCCATTGGCTGGGTCACCAATAGGCACCGCAATGCAGGCGTCATCCGCTTGAGTCGTGATGGGAAGACCACCAGGACATTGCAGCGCGGCACCGTGATTGATCTGCAGCGATCCCTGGAATCGCAGGAAGATTCCGCCCTTGTAGTTGGCGCCAAATGAGTTGATGGGGTTGGAGCCCGTGATCAGCAGCACCGGGCCGTAGCCGTTGCCGATGTCTGTGGTGCTGGCCGAGGCAAGTGGAACCTCGGATACCGTGACAGCCACACCAATGGCGGCCGCCAGCGCCAGGATCTCCGCGTAGACATCGTCGAAGCCGGCCTCAATGCTGTCGAACTCGTTTCGGACCAACGCACTGGTGCCTCGCGTCTGGTTCGGCGGGTTGCCGGTTGGCGTGTAGTACGGATTTGCCATAGTCGCTCCGAAATGCAAAAGGCCTGCGCTTGGCAGGCCCGTGCGTTAGCTACCGCTGCGCTGCAATCGCCGCGGTGTGTAGAGCAGGTTGACGCCCTGAACCGTGTGGCTGTCGTCCTGCGCCCTGTTGCTGTAGAACAGGAAGCTGATGTTTTTCTCGGTGCCGTCGATGGAGATGCGTGTCTCGTTCACGACAGGCGAGTCCCAGTTGAATTCGTCCCACGTGAACTGATCCCAGTAACCGCCGGCGCCTAGCAGGTCTTGGTCCAGCTGGGTCGCAGCCGGCTCTACTGCTGGTGTCGCGTAGCCCAGGTCGTAGGTGATGTTGACCCTAGCGAAACCGTCGCACTTCACCTCAAAGGCAGCGGTGCGAAACTGCTTGCGAACGAGTGGCGACTGCAGGTTGTTGAACACCGGCCGGATCCAGGACTCGATCTGGTTGCCGTCGAAACTCGTGCCGATGCTCTCGCGGTACACGAAGCCATCGTCACTCCCGAAGTACGTGACCTCCTCGCCCGTGCTGAGCTCATCGGTTGTGATGCACTCCACGGGGGTGCCGTAGCTCAGCGGCAGGATGCCGTTGACCTTGTTGCCGGTCAGGCCGACCACAAAGGCCGTGCCGTCGTTGAAGTAGATCCTGAACTGGTTTTTGGCTTTGAGCGTGGTCGATGCCACGGCCATGCCGGCCTTGAGATTCACCAGGGACTGCAGCAGGAAAGAGACCGATCCGAAGGTGAAGTTTCCGTAGTTGAGCGTTGTGCTCAGCGCCTGAATGCCGCGCGGCGTCATGCCGTAGGTGTCGTTCCCCACGCGCTGCATGGTGTATGCCGTGTAGCCGATGTCGTCGTTCGACGGAACCAGGCTGAAATTGGCGCTGCTCGAGCCGTACAGGATCGATGTCTTGCCGCGCGTGAACACGGCCAGCGCGGCGCCAGCGCTTGAGCCAGCCTGCGGCAGGAGCCCAGTGATGGTGTCGCCCAGCGCGATCTCGTTGGCCCCCGTCAGCAGGGTGTAGCTGTACGGCGCGCCGATGCCGCTGTACTGCAGGCTGCCGGCGAAGGCCAGGAACAGGTGGTTGCGGTGCTCGGCGATGTGCTTGGGCGTGTCAACCGCCATGCCAGTGCGGATAGGCACATAGTTGGTGCCGTCGAACTCGAAGGCCAAGTTTGCGCCGTCGGCGCCGTAGGCTCGCTTGGAGGTCAGGGCGCCGTTGAAATCCGTGACCACGTACTCGACCCGGCCACCAGGCGCGCGCGTGATCGCGGCCGATGCCGACGTGGAGGTAGCCTTGGTCACGCCACCCACCCGCAGCGCCTCGCCGTTCTGGAAAGGACCACCGGTGATGGCTCCCAGTACCAGGGTGCCGACGCCGCTGGCCGTCCATGTTCCGGTGCGCAGCAGGGGCCGAATAACCGTCGCCGATGCGCCAGACGTCAGGCCCGTCACGGTGTCGCCAGCGAAGATCTCGCCCACGGCGGTGTTGAACTGGATCTCGTTGCCGAACGTGACCTGCTGCCACCCGCTGCCTGAGCTGCGGTACAGATCGCCGGCGGTGCCAAGCGCGTTGTCGCGGAAGGCGTAGACGGTGTCGGCATACACCATGACGCCACGCACCGGGCCGCTGCCTGGCACGGCCTGGATGTCAGCACGGTAGTCGTTGGCCGCCAGCAGACGGTAGTCGGCGTCGTCCGAGGCTGATCCCGCGCCGCGCTCGCTGCTCGCTGACGTCGAGACCGCCACCAGAACCGAAGAAATCACCAGGCCCTCTGCGTTCTGGAAGATTCCCACAACCCGGCCCAGCACGATGGTGCTTCCGAAGACCCCGAGCACGCGGCCCGTAGCGCCGCTCGTGCCGCCAGTGAGCGTGTCGCCGGCGGCGATGACGCCTGAGATGCTGGCGGTCAGAAACCAGTAGGTGGCCGATGTCGGTGAAGGCCTACCGTCGAATCGCTCGTAGCCGTTGATGCGCCGGTAGCCGCCTACCGGGTGCGGCTCGTAGTTCTGCGCGTCCAGGCAGAAGCCTGGGTCCATCTCGATGGCGGGCGTTTCCAGGTTCAGCCCGCCCTGCATGGCGTAGTAGCTGTACTGCGTCTCCGGGAAACGCGGGCGACGCATCAGGCCAGACTCCCGGCCAGGTTCATGCGACGCAGCTGGGCGCGCTCGAGCTCGGCCATGATGGCCTTGAACTCCTTCTCGCCTTCGTCGTAGACCTCGGGCGCCGCCTCGCTGGCGCCGTAGTACATCATGGCCTTGTAGACGATGGCCATGTGGTACTGCGACGGCATGCCGGGCACATCGCTGGCAGAAGTCATCTCGGTGGGCACCGCGTAGTAGTCGCCGATGAGCGTGTAACCCGCCAGCGGGATCGGCCCCACGGCCAGCGAGTTGTCGGGTGCCAGCGCGATCTCGATCGGCCGGCTGTACGAATAGCGGATGGCGCCGTAGAGGTAGCGGTCGCGCCAGTCGTCGTAATCGATGACCGGCATGAAGACCTCGGACGCCGGGCCTTCGGCCGTCACGTAGTTGCGGAACGTGTCGTCGCGCTCGTAGTCCAGCGCCCAGTGCCCGAAGTCCGTGAGACCGAAAGCCGTGGTCGGGCTGTAGGTGCTCTGACCCAGCACGGTTGTGGCCGTCGCGCTCTTGCGCATCCAGCGCCAGTCCTCGTGCTTGCGCTGGATGAACATCCACGCCTCGTTGACCCAGTCCAGGATGCGGTTGTACTCCTCGCTCTGGCCCGTCAGGCTCAACGGCCCGTTGCCGCTGATGCGGCACTTGCGGCGGGTCTTCTGGGCCAGTTGGAGGTAGTTCATCGCATCCCCCGGATCAACGCTCGGACATCAGGCGGACCAGCCAGTCGCGGCCCTTGGGGTTGCGGTCTTCCAGCACCGAGAACACCGCCTTGCGGCCGGTGTTGCGCACGATGCGGTTCTCCGGCAGCTCCTGGGTCATGTCGCCGGTCTTGGTCTGGATGTTGTCGAACTTGGCGCGGGCCAGGACCTCGACATACTTGCGCTTGGTGGTGATGGGGCCGCCGATCGGCAGGCAGTTGAGCTCCATCCACTTGCCGGTGCGCGGGTCCAGGACCTCGGCGCCCTTGCCGTTGACCCAGCAGTCCACGACCCTGGGGGCGTTCTCGTCCTGGCCGGGCTCGATCTGGATGGTGATGGGGTCCTCGGCCATCAGCAGCGCCTGGGCGTAATCGCTCTCCAGGGGCTTGTCGATGGCCTCGATGGAGGTCTCATGCTCGATCGGCTTGTTGAAGGCCAGCGAGATATCGGGCGGTTGGGTCTGGGGAATGTCGGCACTCAGCAGTTCTTTGCCGGGCTTGCTGACGGGGTTGTTCTTGGCCTGCGTGCTGGGCTTGGTGCCGGGCTTCGGGCCAGGCTTGCGGCGCACGGGGGCATTGGCTACGGCGGCTTCGGTCATGTGGTTCTCCGGTGGTGGAATGAAAAGGGCCCGCACAGTGGCGGGCCCTTGCCTGACAAGCCTTGCGGCTTAGACCTGGGGACGGTCGGGCAGCGTGATGCAGTCCTGGAAGGTGTGCAGCACGTTGGACGGCGGGCCGGCCAGGTTGCTCGAGCCGAACGTCCAGGCCGCGCCGCTGGTACCGACCTTGGTGATCAGGTAGCCCAGCGGGCAGACCGTGTCGGGCACGATCGGGAACTGCGGCGCGATGATGAACTTCGCGTTCGCACCGTCGGCGACACCGTCCATCTGCTGGATCTGGCCCTGGCTCACCTTGACGGCGCCATCCTTGTCGACGCCGATCACGAAGACGCAGCCGTAGCCGGCGGGAACCGGCAGGAAGGCGGCGCCAGTCGTGGCGTCGGTGGTGGGCGTGGCGGTGTTGGAGACCGAGGCCTTGGAGTAGGCCTTGCCCTTGATGGCGAAGGGCGTGGTGGTGCCGATCGTCAGCGTGGTGGTGGTGCCAGCCGCCAGGCCGGCTTTCGCCAGCGCCAGGGTCAGTGGGATTTGCGTGAGAGCGTCCATGTTGAGGACTCCTTTTCTCGGGGATGGTTACTGGATCAGGACCGTGGGATCGAACGCGCCGATGGTGTTCACATAGACGGCGTTCGGCACCACGGTGACGTCGTCGAGGGCAGTGGTATTGCCGACGAAGTTGCCCGTGCCAGTGGGATTGATGATCACGAAACCGATGCAGGCCTTGCCCTGCGGAATGGGCGGGAAGACCACGCCAGCGAGGGTCGTGGCCGCCGTGCCCATGGCCGAGGTCAGGTTGCCCGCGGAGTCGATGAAGAACGCATAGACGTTGAACGTCGCGTTCGCCACCGTGCCCGCGAGGGCCGCCATGTCGGTGTTGATCGCCTTGGTGACCAGCTTGCCCTGGACCATGGCGTAGAAGGCCGCACCGGCCTTGACAAGCACACCGCCGACAGCCTTGATGACAAGGCCAGCAGAAGTGAGCGTCTGGGTAGAGAGCCGATCACCGATCGGGTTCAGCACAGCCTGCAGAGCAGCGCGGTGACGAACCTCGGAGATGGTGTTCAGCCATTGGGTGATAGTGCCAAGCATTGTTTTGCTCCTTTTGATGCAGCCATCACCCCGAAGGGATCAGGCCGCAGTCGATCAGGTCAGCTGCTTGACGCCGACGTTGCCCACGGCCATCCAGCCGTTGTTCTCGATCATGGTGGCCTTCCACCAGATCGTGCCCGCGTAGCCGCGCTGGCCCAGGGGGTCAGACTTGGACTTCTCGCCGGGCGGCAGGTAGGTCGGGTTCAGCGATTCCTTGCCGCGCACCGCGATCTGGCTCCAGGCGTCCTGGGCGCACACGATGAACTGGTACACGTCGATGTTGGAACCCGACGTGGACTGCAGACCCGTGGTGCCCACGGCCGCGCCGGCGTCCTGACGGCTCGGCAGGTCGGGGGTCGTGATGAAGCGGAAGCGCTCGCACTTGCCGATCTCGTTGGGCATCGGCTTGCCGCTGGCGTACTTCTCGGCGGGCACGAAACCCGGCAGATCGCGGATGTCCGGCTCCATGTCGGTGGAGCAGTAGACGCAGTAGCCTTCGGCCACGGCGTCGGTGCCGTAGTTGGCACTGGCGCCCAGCATCTTGTTCACCGGCTTGCCGTGGTTGGCCTGCAGGTTCTTGGCGATCTTGCGCAGCATGCCCAGGCTGATCGCACCGTTCACGGTGGCCAGCGTGGTGCCGGTGCCGCCGTAGTACTGGTTCGTGCAGGCCTTGAGGGCACCGTAGACGATCATCTCGTTGACGAAGGTCACGCGCTCGCCGATCTGCTCGATCATGGCCTGCGGGATGTCGTCCTCGTAGAGGTCGTAGGTCTTGTCGGTGAAGCCGTACAGGCAGCTGTACTGCTGGACCACCACGGTGATGTCCTGCGGCACGATGCTGTCCGGGGTCGGCGTGACACCTTCCTGGGTCAGGTGGGCCTGGGCGATGGCGTTGCCGCGGTCACCGGTGCCGTTCTGGAAGAAACGGTTGATGGTGTTCGCGTCGGCCGAGGTCGCGCCGTAGGGCAGCCAGCGACGGGCCACGTAGGTGTCGCTGTTGTTCTTGGGCATCTTGACCTGGCGGCCGCCGCGGTTCAGCACCTCGAGGGGCACTGCGTGGGCCAGGATCTGGCCCTTGAACTTGTTGATCCGCCCGGGGGTGAGGGCGAAGGTTTGCATCGTCATTTCTGACTCCTATGACTGGCGCCAACAGAAAGGCCCGCGCTGTGGCGGGCCTGGTGTCGTGGCGCTGGGGTTACGATCAGCCGGACCTGAATCCGGCCTCGAACTCGTCGTTGTCCGACGGGCTCATTGCGGGTTTGCCGACGGTCCCTCGCGGGGCGACGGCGGCTGCGAGCACGCGGCTTCGCGTGGGGCTTGCGGCCGGGGCAGCTGGAGTGGTGGGTTGAGGCGTGGGCGGCGGTGCGTCGCGGTGCGCCTTGTACAGGCGCAGCATGCGAGAGGCATCGCGCAGGCTCGCCGATTCGGCCAGGGCCTTGATCTCTTCGGGCTGCTTGTTCAGCCACGCATCGAATTCAGGCTTTTTGACTTCCTCGCGCCAGTCTCCGTCGACGATCTCGTCCAGGCGGCTGTCAACGACTTCCGTGCGAACCGTGGCCGTGCGCTCCTGGACCACCTTCTCGATGGTCTCGGGGTCGACGGCGGCGCCTCGCAGCGGCAGCTTGTCCAGCATGCGCTGCATGCCCTTGATGTGCAGGGCAGCGAGATCCGGGAACTCGGCTTTGAGTTCGGCGAAATCTTCCTCAGACAGTTTCAGCGGCTGGCCAGCGGGTTGTTCCCGCAGGTCTTTCAGGATGCGCTCGACACCACCGATCTTGCCGTACACCTTGTCCGCCGTCTGCTGCAGGTTGGCCTTGAGGTTGTCCACCTCGGAGGCCTTGCGCATGATGTCGTCGAACTGGGCGCGCGTGATCTGCACATACTCGGGCGGCTCGGCCGGCGCAGTCTCAGCAGCGGGTGCTGCCGGTTCTTCACCAGTCGTGGGTGCCTCGGGCTGAGATTCGGCGCCTTCGCTGGGCTGTGCTTCGGCGGTCGACCCCGGCGTTTCCGTGGGGGTGCCTGAGAAGCCAGCGTCGAAATCGGCGTCGTGCTCGTCGTGCTGGGTGTCCAGGTTGTCCTGGCCTTCTGCCACTGTCGTCTCTCCACTCATTTGATGCTCCGGTTACTACAAAGCCCGCACGAGGCGGGCCGCGAACATGCAGCCGGCGGTGTTTATCCGTGGGCTGCCACGAATTGCCGTGCGACTCACTCGGAGTCGGGCGGCAGGATTGGGAGGTCTTTGTCCAGGACCAGCATCGCCTTCACATGGGCGATCTGGCCGCGCAGGGCAGCGGTCTGCTCTGCGCTCAGGGATTCGTTGTCGTTGCGCTCACGCAGGCGCTGCAGTTCCTTTTCGAGGTGGGCCTTGATGACCTGCCAGGTGTCGCTCTGGCGCTGGCCAGGGCTCAGACGAAAAGGCGGCTGCGGCGTGATGATGTTCATTGGAAGCGTTCCAGCTTGTAGACCGTGCGGGTGTAGACGCAGACCAGGGCGTCGACCAGGCTAGCCACGCTCTGCGAGTCACCGGCGATCTCGTCGCGGTTGCTCTCGATCCAGTCGCCCTCCTCGCGCAGGTAGGCGGCGATGTCGTTGACGTCCGGCGTCATGATCTCGACGTCGCCCAGCGGCGCCAGCTGGCCCTGGTAGCACTCCACGAGCTCGTCCAGAGCCTTGACGACGTCCTCGTAGAAGTGGCCGAGGTGCTTGTGCTTGGCGTAGCTGGTCGTGGTCAGGTGCTGCAGGTGCGCGATGTTGCGGGCGGCGAAGACGCGGCCGACGAGTTCCTCGATCATCGCTTCACTCCCTTGAATCCAGCATCAAACTCCTCTTGTGCAGACCTTGGCATTGGCATCTGCTCACCTGGTGCGGCAAATGGACTCTTTCCGGCTTTGATCCTTTGCATGGCCCAGTCAATCGACTTTTTAAAGATTTCGTCGTTCGGCTCCCCGCCATTGACCAGGAAATCAATCTCTTCTTTTGTGAGCATGGGGTTGATCAGAGGGAATTGGATTTCCTTCCCGTCAACTTCTACGCCGGCCCCCAGTTCGGTGGACAGGGCCTTGCCGTCCTTTGTTTTGATCTCGCCAAACCAGCCGAGACCCTTTTGGGTGCCATCAGCTCGCGTGCCGTACTGCGCTGGGTCCATGGTTTACCTCTGGAATGACTGGCCAGCAGGCGCTCGGCCCGCGGGCTCGACGGGCGGCTTCGGCAACGATGATGCCCTGGCACCGGCCATGGCCAACTGGCGGGTTGTCTGCAGCTTCATGACCGTATCCGCCAGCTTGGTCTTGTTGTCCTCGACGCTGATGCCCTTGTTGATCTGCAGCGTCAGGTAGGCGATCTCGCGCTTGATGGCCAGCTCCTCGCGGCGCGTCATGGCGTTGGTCTGGTCGCGGCGCTCCAGGGACTGCGTGTAGGCCGTGTCGCGGTCGGTGTCCATCTTGGCGCGCTGCAGCGTGATCTGGCCGCGGGCCTGCTCGATCCTCTCGGCGCTGGCCGCCCGGATCTTGGCGACCTGCACGGCCGGCGCCTCGGGCTGCGGCTGGCTGCGCATGGTCTGCAGCTCCTCGTCGGTGTAGCGGGCGCGGCGCGGGTCCATGCGCTTGGCGCGCAGGAACTCCTCGGCTACCTTGGCGGGGTTCATCTCGTAGGCCGGGTTCAGCGACAGGCCCAGCATGGCCGTCAGCGTCTGCTCCTGGATGGCCTTCTCGACCATGGCGATGGAGCCGCGGGCGTTGATCTTGAAGTCGCCCTTCTCGTCAGCCGGCACGTCGGGGTCCAGCAGCAGCCACTCGTAGAGGTCGTTCACCAGGGGCTCGGTGACGCAGTCGTCGACGTTGTAGCCGAGGTTGCGCAGCAGACTGTTGGCGTTGGTGTTCTGCAGCTCGGCCTGGCCGAAGGTCTGCGGATCCTGGGCGCCGGTCTGGCCTTGGCTGATCAGCGGGATGTTGCTGGCTTCCTCCGCCAGCTTGAACCCGTACTGGATCACGCCCATGATCTGCTGCCCCAGGTTGGGGAACTCCACGGACATGAAGGCCTTGCGGACATCATCGCCGCCGGCACCATCCAGCTTGTACCAGAGCTTGTCCGGGGTGATGGTCCAGTTTCCGTCGGCCGGCACCACGGCGCCCTGGTCGACCACGATCTGCGCGCCGCTGCTGATGCCGGCGTTGTCCAGCAGGCGGCGGGTGCCGGCGTTGACAATGCTCTGCGCCAGGCTGACCTGCTCGGCCACGCCGATGCCGGCCCAGAAACCAGCGCGGCGGCTCCACGGCAGCACGCGGTAGGGGAAGCCGCCGGTCTTCTCCATCGGGTTCAGCGTGGCCCGGATCACGGTGTCGTTGACCACGGTCACGATGGCGTAGACCGTCTGCATGTCCTCGGGCAGGTCCTCGCTGCCCACGGCGGGCTCGAGCGCCAGGAAGTCGTCGCGCTTGAGCGTGCCGTAGAAGTACCAGATCTCGTACTGGCTGTCGTTGACGGGCTTGTTGGGGTTCTGATTCTCCAGCCGGCACTTGCCCGGGCCCTCGGCAATGACCTTGTCGATCTGGCCGGCGATGTACAGCGGCTGGCCGGTGTGCTGGTCGCGCTCGTCCTTGAGGGCCTGCAGCGTGGCCTCGGCGATGCGGTCACGCTCGCAGACGTAGTCGCCCTGGTGGATGTCCTCGCCGCAGGCTCCGTGCGGGAAGAAGTTCCAGGGGTCGATCCACTTCACGGCCGGCGCGACCTTCTCCTGGACCACCATGGTGGCCACGCCGTTCTGCACGCTGATGCTGGCGGCCTTCTGCAGCTCAGGCACCGGTCCCTTGAGCACGCCGACACCCAGACGGGCGGAATCGAAGATGACGCGCCGCATCTGCTTCGGGTACTGGCTTTCCAGCAACCAGTCGTAGATGCGGTTCTCGGCCTTCTCCGCTGCCTTCGCGGCCTTGTCGAACTCGGCCTTGATGATGTCGCCGACCGTCGTGGGCTTGGGCGGCTGCGGCGGCTGGCCCGGCATCTGTGGCGGCTGCTGCATCAGCGGCTGGCCATCGGGGCCTGCCACCGGCGTCTGGTCCTGGGTCTTGTTGATGAGATCCGGTACCGGCGTCGGGTCGAAGCTGAACGCCTTGTCGTCAATGGGCAGGACGATCTCGCTGATCTTGGCCGCGCCCATGTCCACATAGCGGGCCGTCAGCCGAACGAATGCCGTGCTCTTGCTGTCGCCGCGCTTCTGCTGGGCCCGGGTCAGCGGGCCGGTGATGCCCGTGGGCTTGCGCCAGTTCTGGCGGTCAGCGGCCGGGTTGGCGCTGTCGATGCACTGGTAGGCGTTCTCGCACGCCGTCCAGACCTCCTCGATGCCTGATTCCTTGCGGTCCCGGATGGCCTCGTCGCGCAGGCGGCTGATGATCTCGCTCAGCGTGTCCAGCCGGCGCTGGCGGCGCTCGTGCTCGGACTCCGCGGCCTGGTCAAAGCCGTCGCCTGCCGTGTGCTCGGGCGTGCTCCGCCCCTGCAGCTCTTCCGGCAGGTCGGGATCGTAGGCTTCGAAGGCCATGGGTTAGGCGGTGGCCACCAGGGTGACGGTCCACACTGCCCCGGTTCCCGGCGTTGTCAGGTTGGGGCGCACGTACAGCGGGTGCTCATTGGTCTCGGCGCCGCCCGATGCCGTCATGGTGGCTGCCGTGCTGCCGCCGACCTTGGTCAGCGGATACCAGTTCGTGCCGTCGTTGCTGCCCTCGAAGGCCAGGGTGGCACCGCCTGCGGTACCGGCCACGCCCTGCCAGTTGAAGTTCTTGAAGCCAGCCACGGGCACACCGCGGCCGTCGGCATTAGCAGTGGTCAGCGCCCAGCTGGCTTGCAGGATGGCTCCCTTCGGGGCCGGCAGCTCGCTGTTGGGTTTGATGGTGGGGACGACAGTGGCCATGTCTGGCTCCTATGGAGTGTGTGGGGTCAGCCCAGCATTCCGGCTGCTGGGTCTCGGGTCTGGTAGGCAGGGATGCGCGCGGCCGGGCGGTTGGCGCTGGTAACGGCCTGAATACCGCCGGTCTCCATGGCTGCGTACTGCAGCGCGTCGTGCGGGTGCGAGAACTTGTTCTTGACGGGTTCGTCGGTGTAGCGCTCGTCGCCGGTCACCTGCACGCGGCGGTACTTGTAGCCACCGTTGAAGCCCTTGCGCAGAAGCCGGCAGTCCTCATCCAGCAGGAAGGCTGGCTGGCCACCGATCAGCTTGGACAGATACCAGGCCACGGCGCCACGGCGCGGCAAGAAAGCGTTGGTCTTGGCGGCGCGGATTTTGAGGTTCTTGGCCCGCACTTCCTGGAAGCACGACTTCTCATCGGTCTGCGCCTTCTGCTCGCCGGCCGGATCGCCGACCAGCTCGATCATCGTGTCCTTCTTGCGCCACCAGGCGTCGTAGTTCGTCACCAGATACGGGATCAGTGCGTCCTCCAGGAACTGGCGGATGCCCATGTCTTCGCCGCATATCTCGTCCAGCACCAGGATGCGGCCACGCGCGTCGGTCTGCGTGATGACAGCTGCCGGCGTCAGGCCGAAGTCCATGCCGATGACCAGCTTGACGCCCTGCACGGCATAGATCTGCCGCACGTGCATGGCCTCGTTGAACTCCTGGTACACGGGCTTGCCGTCGTGCACGCTGCCGTACTGGCCCAGGATGTAGACCTTGATCCAGTGCTCGGTCTTGCCGGCCACCTGGCGCAGCCAGTAGCCGTAGCCCATGCTGTGGTTCTGGACGTTCTCGGCCTCGGGGTTCGGGATGTACTTGCCGTCAGGGTTCTTAATCAGGGCCCCGGGCTGGGCGAAGAACTCGTAGAGCGGCTGGTCCTCTTCCATAAGGCCCATCTCGACCAGCTGGCGGACCAGATCGGCGCGCTGCTCGAGTTCCTCCGGTGTCGGCTCCTCGGCCAGCATGTAGTACCAGTGGTCGTCGTCAGGCGAGTTGGTGTCCATGATCACGCCAGACCACGTGCACCCGCCCTGGGCCTTGCTTGGATAGCGACCCACGCGGCCAGTGGCCATGTCGAACACGGCCTTGGGCAGTTCGCTGACCTCGTTGAGCCAGATCCCGGTCAGATCAAGGGATTTCAGCTTCTTGACGTCATCCGGGCGGTCCAGCGACAGAAACAGCAGCTCGATCTCGACCTTGGTGCCATCCGGCAGCCGGCGCTCAAACACCGATACGATCGGCGCGCTGTAGACCGTGGCCGCACCTGGCGCCCAGTCTTCCCAGGTCTTGATGGTCGTGGACTTGAGCTCGGGGTAGCTGTTACGCACCGCAGCCCAGCGGGTCTTGCGCACGCCGTTCCAGGCCTCTTGCTCGACGCCGCGGCGGATGATCTCCATGCAGCAGGTCACTGACTTGCCGGTGCCAATGGGCCCGCGCAGGCCGCGCACAAAGGCCTTGGATCGGTGGAACTGCTTGGCGGTCGGCTCGGCGTTGTAGACGATGCTCATCAGAAGTTCATAACGATGTCGCCGGTCTGGCCACCTGCGCCGCGTCGGTCATCAATGCCGTAGGCCACGCGCTCCATGGCGACCAGCTTCTCCAGCATGTCGGTCAGCTTCTTGGCGCTGTCCACCCGGCCGGCCATGGACAGGATCTTGTCCAAGGTCTCGCGCATCTTGCGCACGCGCTCCTCTTCGGACTTGCTGGGCTTGTCACCCTTCTCGTCCACCAGCAGCTCCATCAGCTGCTCGACCAGGTCACCGTGAGTGGTCAGGCCCTCGATCTCGCTGAGCAAGGACCGGAACAGGCTGCGGGTGCGCCGGATGTCGTCGCGGTGCTCAATCCGGACCTGGAACTGCTGGTCGGCGTTAGCGTCGACGATCTGCTCTTCGCTAACTTTTTGCTCAGCGCTTACTAACTTGCGAACTGCGGCGGCGCTAACCTTGTCCTCGGCCTTCTGGCGGATACGGGCAGTCAGGTCCCTGGTCCAGCCGTCACGCTTGGCGCGCTTGATGATGCCGGCATCCGAGACTCCGAACTCCTTGCCGATGTCCCTGAGAGGGCGGATACCGGCGCGGTAGTGGAGCTCGACCTTGTCCCATTCAATACCGGCAGGCTGTGCTGGGGCGGCGGTTTTCTTTACTTTCGTAGCCATATCAGGCATCCACGGCGAAGCTGTTGTGCTTCTTCATGTTGTCGGCTGCGGTCAGGATCTGCAGGTTTGACTGCACATGCAGACCACAGACCAGTGGGTGCTTGAGCGGCACGGTGTGATCAACATGGCGCTTTATCCCGTCTGCCGCCTCCATTTCCTTGGCGGCTGCGTAGACGGCATTGATAGCCTGGATGTCAGCCCAGGTTGGGGTGGCGCGGCGCTCGCCGTGCTTTCTGGCGATGTTGTTGGCCCGGATGGCTCCGGGGTTGGCGATGCGCCTGGCGGCTGCCCTTTCCCGGTAGGCCGGCAGCAGTCGGTCGGCATTGAGCTGGCGATACTGGCGGTTTCTTTTTGATTCATGCTCGCGGCGCTCTTGCCAGCGCAGCTTGTCGTAGGCCTTCTCGCTTCGATACTGCTTCATGCAGGACTTGCAGTACACCTGCAAACCATCTTTCTTGGCTGAGTTGAGCCCAAATTCTTGCGCTGGCTTGCAGATCTGGCAGCGGGCGCACTTCTTGGCAGTGGCCATACTCAGGCCTTCTTGCCCTTCCCGGTGACAGCGGACTTGGCGCGCTCGAGCAGGCTGGGCTTCTGGAGTGCGGCCTTCTTGGCAGCCGGCTTGGGGTTGGCGGCCACAGGGGCCGTGGCGCTGGCAGGCTGGGCGGCTTCGGGCTGGGGATCGGAGTCCACCATGACCTTGCGGCTTTCGCCGTTGACGACCATGGTGACCTCGTGGCGCAGTTCGTTGCTCATGGGGGGCTCCTTCTTGGGGGGTCGGGGAATCAGCGCAGCGCGCTCGCCGGCAATTCCAGGATGTTCCTGGCGGCCTGCTGGGTCTTGCTGCGTTCCGCCATACCGGCGGTGGGGAAGTGCTGGGGTTTCTGGCCCTCGGCCGCGGCCAGGCGGTCGAGGTGGTTGATGGCGACGCCAGCCGTCTTGTGGGCTTGGCTGTTGTGGTCGTAGCCGCCCTCGAAGGTGGTCAGCATCTGGATGTGGCCGTCAGGGGTGTCTTCGAACACCAGGATTGCTTTGCCCATCACATCGGCTCCCGGCGGGTGAAACCGCTGTTGAACTCGGCGTCGCCGACAGCCGCGTCCGGCATGGCGCCGTCGTTGCGGTAGATCTCGAGCGCCATGGTCAGGGCTTCCTTGATGCTGCCGGCCGGCGCGTATTCACCGGTCTCAGCCATGGCTTCCATGCCCTCGCCCATGGGGGCCGCGGCTGCCTTGTCCACGCCCACGCTGAGCTGGCCACCCTCGACCTTGATGCAGATCGTGTAGCTGCCCATGCCGGCTTCGGGCGGGGCTTCCTGGCCAGCCATGGGAGGCTGGGCCGGGGTTTCGGGGTTCATGGTGTCCATGGGATGGTCCTTCTCAAGCAGAGGTTTGCTGTTCGCCAGTCAGAGGCGGTTGCATGGCGTGGAGCTTGCTGCGCAGCTCGTAGCCCATCAGCGGCCAGATCTTGGCCACCGCGTTCTGACGGGCGATCTTGCGGCCCAGCTCGGCGTCGAAGTTCTCAGGGCTGGCACAGGCGGCTTCGCCCGTGACCGTGAAGCCGTTGCGCAGTACCAGGACGCAGAAGGTCAGCAGCGAGAGAGCCCTTTCAGAGGTGGCGTAGGCGCGGGTGTTCAGCGCGCCTGCGCCGTTTGCTCCGTCCAGCCCAGTGAAGTAATGCTCGCTGGCGATGTTCGCCTCGATGTCGGCCGGCGTGATGCGCGGTGCGGTGAGGCCTTTGGCCTGGATCTCTTGCTCGATTGCGTTTTCCATGGGTGAGTTCCTTCTCTCGGTTGGGGGTTGGGGTGGCGCCCTTGCGGCCTGTTCCTGCGCGACAGCACACGCCGCCACGCATTACCGGGTCTGTTCTGTCCCGGCAGGGCGCGGCCGTTCGCTATCTCGCCTCGATTACCCGACTGATGCGAGCCGGGGAAGGACCTGGCGGTGGCTGGCCGCCACGCCGTCGGGCTCGGCGGTGGTGTAGAAAACCCCCGGGGTCAGCCGGGGGCGAAAGAACCTTTGGCAACTGCTTGCGTTGGGGTTCCGAGACACAACTGGGGGTGCCAAGCACCCGCCCGGGTCCTATGAGCGCGGAGCATCCGGGCGGGGTGGTTTGCTTGGGCTACGCTGATTTGCCCATCAGCGAGAGGCCGGCCCTCTTGCACAGATCAGCAGGATGGGAATTGCTGCGTGCTGTCGGGCCCTGGCGTGGTGTCCTCGGGCTCGACCTGGCGGTCCGGTTTTGATGAATCCAGGGCTGCGCTCCCGTCTGTGCACTGCGAGAGTTTGGGTGATGGGGCGAGCCCTTGGAACTGGTTGCAGCGGCTGGACTTGAACCAGCGACCTTCGGGTTATGGGCCCGACGAGCTACCAACTGCTCCACGCTACAGGAATGGTTGCCGGTTACTCGATCCGGCGGTATTGCACCAGCGTTTCTGCCCGATGTATGCCGCAGGCGCCAGCCACCGAGCCGCAATGTGGTGGATCGCTTAACCCTGCTCGTTGGCTCCGATCTGAGGCCACTTGGTAGAAGGCTGACTGATGCCGTTAAGGGTTCGCCAGGCCCAAGCTGCGCCGCCCTCTGTGGACGACTTAGCCGGCTCTCCGCAGACTGTCTGTGCAGCCCGCAGGACTTATTGGCACCGAGGGAAGGACTCGAACCCTCAACCTCTGGTTTTGGAGACCAGCGCTCTGCCAGTTGAGCTACCAGGGTGCAGAAATGGTGCCCCGTTTCGTGGGGTTCCGGCCTGTTGCGCGGCAGGCACCAAACGCGGATTCTCCCGTCATGGTGCCAAGCCCGCGAGTCTTGGGACGGTCCACAAATGGAAAAGCCCGCAGGGCGCGGGCTTCGGAAATTTTGGAGGGCACTCACCCCTTGAGGGGCGGGCCGACTACTCTTGTCGCTGCGTTTTTCTGCGCAGGCTTTATCTCGGTGCGCTAATTGTAGGGCTGTCAATTCAACTGTGCAAGGAATTGTTGCGAATTCGGTAATTCCTAGCGCAGTCTGGTAATCAGCCCTGGAACTGGCGTCAGCAAATGGTATTCCATCAGCTGGTCCTGCATCTGCTCGACCTTGATCAGGGCCTCGTAGGACAGGATCAGCAGGGCCTCCTCGGGCGAGAGGCCTGCTTGGCTGGCCATATCCATGACGTTGCGCATGAGCACGGGCGCTATTGAAGGCTGCCTGTTCTTGCCGTCGAATCGCCCGCCGGTGTGCAGCACGCGGATGAATTCTCCCCGGATCCTGCGCATGTTGGCCGTGATGGCGTCGTTGTCGGGGCGGTCGGGTTCTTGCATGAAGGGTGGCAGCATGGGGTTCTCCTGTAGAACTAGATCTGGACCTGCTTTGCAGGCAATTCCTGAAACTTGATCGGCACCAGTTCTTCGCCCTCAAGGCGATACACGCCGTTCTCGGTGGCAACAATGACCTTCCCCTGGTGCTCGATAATTCCTACCACCTTGCCCGGGACGGGTATGAGGTTCCAATGCTTTGGGAATTCCATGGTCACAGCTCCAGCTGAGGCGCCAGCGCCCGCATCGCAGCCGGCCCGGCATACCCCGACGCCCGGGTCATCTCCGAAACCATCCAGCGGGCCAATTCCCGCCACTCGGGCCTGAATTGCCGCTCGAATTGCATCTTGCGGCTGCCGCGGCATTCCGGGCACTCGCGCTCGCTCAGGGTCTTGGTTCCGGGGATCAGCTGGTATCCACGGCCTTCGCAGGGCTTGCAGGTGCCGTCGCGGTGCCACGCCAGGCAGGCCCGGGCCAGGTCCACGCACTGCACGCGCTTGATGCGGCAGTCGATCTTGAAGCTGTGCTCGTGGGCCATCTCGGCCAGGGTCCGGACGATGTCGTAGGCCGCGCGGTTGTCGCCGCTGAACAGGCGCTCCAGGCTCACGGCCAGCGGGGCCGGCCTGACAGGCTCGTAGGTGTCTGGCGCGATGATCCGCCTACCCTCAGTCAAGGCTTTGTCCGCCAGGCCCATGGCGCCCAGCGTGTCGCTGTCGCTCATGTAGGTCTTGCCGTCCACCGCCAGGTTGCTGCTGTGCACGGCGCTCGCGTATCGGTTTTGGATCTTCTGGGTCATGGCATCAGCCCCTTGAACGGGTTGTTGTGGATGTGGCGGTAGGTCCGCTGGTTCTTGATGTAGCTCACGGCCTGGCGGCTCACGCCTTCGCGTGCCGCTATCTCGCCAGGGGGTGCGTCTTCCAAGAAGATTTCCTTGGCCTTCTCGTCGCCCAGCTTGGAAGGGCGCCTGCGCCGGGCGAGCGCGACATTGGCCTTGTGGCCGGCGTGATGGATCAGCCCAGCCTCGATCTCGCGCTTGACCACGCCTGCCTTGCTGACCTCGCGCAGCAGCTCGGGGTTCATGCACTTGTCGTCGGCGCAGTCTGTGACGATGCAGTGGCCCTTCTTCACCGGGCGGCCCTTGTGCAGCTCGAAGACCGTGCGGCGCACGGGGTAGCGCTTCTTGTTCACGTAGACGGCGATCTTGTGGCCCACAGGCCCTGGGTGGCCGGCCCAGCGCCAGTTGGTGTCGCACTCCGGGCAGAGGGTGCAGCGGGATTGGATGTCTTGCAGCTGCATTTAGAACCTCACGGTGTCGACGCCCAGGCCGGCAAAGTCACTGCGCTTCATGGCGATCTGCACCGCCTCGCGCGCCGTGGCGCCGGCCTCCAGCGCACCCCAGGCAAACTCGTGGCCACCGCCGAAGGCATAGATGCGCTCGTAGTGGCGGATGTAGACCAGCGTCGGGCTCAGCTGCCATATCCTGCACTTCTCGTCGATCACCAGCGCGCACTGTTGACCGAAGTCGGAGGCCTGCATGAAGTCTTGGCAGTTGGGGCGCGGACCGGTGCCGCGCATCCACGCCAGCACGGCCATTGCAAAAGCGGCCTCGCCGGAGAAAGCCACAAGGAAACGGCGGCCGTCTGGGGCCCGAACCTTGAACACTTTGCGCACGCGGCGGCGTGCCGCCCCGGACCAGCTGCACGCATCTGCCGCCAGGGTCTTGCCGTCCCAAGCAATCGTCGTCATGCTGTCACCGAGTGCAGCCAGGGCTTGATCAAGGACCACAGCCAAGGGATACCGAATATCAACGCGGCAGTCACGGCCGCACTGATAACGGCTATCACAACCATGGCCATCGCCATGGCCTTTGCAATTCCTTCTCCGATCAAGTTTCTCTCCTTTGGTTGATGTGATCCACTGCCCGGCGCGCGGCCTGCCGAAAGCGCAGCGGCTCGCCCGGATCGGTTGCGATGCGTTCCCACTCCACGCGCTGGCGGGCCAGGGCGGCATCGAAGGCGCGGCGCTTTTCGTAGCGGTCGGCGCAGCCCTGGTCGTACCAGCCGTGGCACAGCGCGCAGGCCCAGACGCTGTAGCAGTCGTCGGCCTTGCGTCCCCTGGCCTTGCCGTGGTCCAGATGGTTGCTGTGCGCGGCCACCGTCGTGTCGGTGCCGGCGTGCGTGGGGCGCGGCATCAGGCACGGGCGGCCACGCGCCATGTCCAGCAGTGCAAGATCTCGATACGCAGCAGGCTTCGGCACGACGGCTGCATCGTTGGCGCTGATACGCGCGTAGTTCACGGGCTGCACCAGCGGGCGCACGGGTGCGGCCGGCGTCGGCGTGTAGACCTTGCGGGCAAAGCCGGTGCGCTTCATGCTGAATGCTCCTCGTGGTCCGCAAAGATCGCCTCAACCATCTCGGTCATGAGGGCGGGCTTGCGTCGCAGGTGACGCCAGAGAAAGCGCTGGGCACGCTCGGTGCGCAGGAATGCCACCATGGCGGCGTGGGCCTCGCGCATCTCGTCCTCGCTGGTCTCGGGGAAGCTGGTGCTGCGCGGTACCGCCTTGCCCGTCTTCTCGTTCCAAATGACGTAGCCGGCACCTACCTTGAGCCAGTCGTGCAGGCGCTCAATGTTGGTGAACCGGTCCTGGCTCTGGAACAGGCGCTCAAGGATGGCGCGGTGCCGTCGATGGAAGGGCCCGCTGCGCTCCTCGACGCGGAACAGCAGGAAGCCCTCGCCCGGCTCGGCGTTCATGAGGTCCTTCCACAGCCGGCGCCAGCGCGCATCGTGGTCGCGCGTGATGCCGCGGATCTTCTGGAACAGCACGCGGCGCAGGACGTCGCGCTCGGCATCCGTCAGGTAGCCCAGTGGCTCCATCGGGCAGATCATGATGTCGGCAGGCCTGGCGCTCATGGCAGATAAACCTCCATCGGAGGGATACGCTTGAACCAGATGTAGCGGGCCTTTCCAGTCGTTGTTACGCCAAATACTCGGACGTCCTCGCCTCGGCGGCGCAGTTTGCGGGCACGCCTGCAGCACACCTCACGTCGCTGTGTCCAGCTGTATCCGTAGACCAGAAGATCAAGCAGCTGCCTTTCCTCACGCCGCTAAGGTGGTGTTAACGGCTTTTGAGCGGCCAACACAGGTGCCAGTAGGTTGAATGGAGACGTCATGGCCTGCGCCCCCGGCGTTCGTTCTTCCACTGGGCGACTACCTTGCCTTTGTGGGTTGGCCGGTAGTGGGCAACAGGTGGCTGCTGCGGCTCGTCCAAGTAGACCGACTCGATGATCTCGAAAGGCTCAACCTTCCCCGTCGTTCCCTGGGCCAGGACGACCTGAGCCCCCGTCGTCTCCAGGGCGGCGATGAGATCGGGATAGATGCCGGGTTGAACGACTTGGATTCTTAGACTCATGGCCGTACCACCCACAACTGACGCCGGCGGGCATCCCTGAAACCTTCGGCAATCGCCTGCTGGGCCAGCCAGGCACGGAAGTCGACGAACTCGGCCAGCCGCGCACGCGCCGCCAAGGCTGCGCCCTCAATGTCGTAGCCGAAGAGATCGCGCTCGACCTCGGGCACGGGCGCAGCCAGCTTTTCGCAGACGGGGCCGAGACCTGACTCGGTCGGGGTCTTGAGGGGGCGGTGGCAGCGGAGGCAGGTGGTCATGGCAAGACCTCCAGCACCAGCAGGCGGCGTGTCTTCGTGACACCACAGCGGCGCCACCCTGCGGCCAGGAAGCAGCAGCCCGGGTTCGTGCTGCGCACGCGGCG